AGGTTCTGGTTCAGATGTAACTGCTTCAAATGACTTTAGACGTGTATGTTTAATAAGAGATCCAGACTCTGGTGGTTCTGCTGCTTCAGCAACTACTTTAAGAGGAACAAAAGCAATTCGTATGGCCGCTTCTCCAACACCAGGTACATTTACTGTTGATGAAGAAATCAATCAGGCAACTACAGGTGCTGTTGGTAAAGTAGTAGAATGGGATTCAACAAATAGAATTTTATATTACATACAAACAAGATTTAATGACGAAGGAGTTGATAGTAACGGTAATTTAACTGCTTTTTCAGGTACAAATGTTATTACAGGTCAAGGTTCAAGTGCTACAGGTACACCATCAGGCACAACTGAAACTGTTGATAGTATAGCATTTACTTCAGGTTATGCCGGTGCTGAAATTGATGCTGACTCAGGTGATGTTATCTATGTAGAAAACAGAGCACCGATTACAAGAGCTTCAGATCAGACAGAAAACGTTAAATTAATTATTGAATTTTAGAGAGGAATAAATGCCAAGTCCAACTGACTTTAACCTCACGCCTTATTATGATGACTTTACGGAGAGTAAAAAGTTTCACCGTATTTTATTTAGACCAGCGTTTGCTGTTCAGGCGAGAGAGTTAACACAATCACAAACTATATTACAAAACCAAGTAGAGAGAATGGGAGACCATTTTTTCGAAAAAGGTGCTATGGTTATTCCAGGTGAAATCGGATATGATTTAAAATATTATGCAGTAAAGTTATCAGCAAAATCAAACTCAACAATTTCGAATTATATAGGTGTTGTTTTAACAGGTGCAACATCAGGCATTAAAGCAACCGTTGTAAATGCAACTGCTACAGATGGAACTGATCCAGATACTTTATTTGTAAAATATAACCAATCAGGTACTAACAATACAGATAGCGTATTTGCTAATGGCGAAACTTTAAATTGTACAATAAGTGGTTCAGCAGAAACAGCTACAGTTGACACAACAGCAACAGGTTCAGCTGCTGAAGTACAAGAAGGTGTTTATTACATTAATGGATTTCAAGTACAAGTTTCAAATCAAACAATAATCTTAGACAAATATACAAATACACCAAGTTACAGAGTAGGTTTAACTGTTACAGAATCTTTTGTAACTTCAAATGATGACGCAACATTAACAGACAATGCGGCTGGTTCTTCTAACGAAAATGCTCCAGGTGCTCATAGATTTAAAATAGATTTAACACTTGCTAAGAAAACTTTAACAAGTACCGAAGATTCAAACTTCGTAGAATTATTAAGATTAAATGAAGGTTTATTACAAAATAGAGTTAGAACAACTAACTACGCTGTAATCGAAGATACTTTTGCTAGAAGAACATTTGACGAATCTGGTGATTACTATTTAAAACCTTTTGATATAGATATTAGAGAACACTTAAAAGATGGCACAAGTTCAGACTTAGATATTCAAAGAGGTATTTACACAGCAGCTAATGGTGGTTCTTCAACAAAATTAGCAATTGGTTTATCTCCAGGAAAAGCATATGTAAAAGGTTATGAAATAGAAAAGTTAACAACTTCTTATGTTGATGTAGATAAGGCAAGAGATTTTGATACACAACAAAATTTTAATACTAGATTTGACATTGGAAACTTTATTAATGTAACAAATGTTTATGGTGCACCTGATGTAGGATTTGTTTCAGGTGTTTCTGAGGCATTTGCTAATGTGAATTTATATAAAGAATCTACTTCAAGTAGAGGTACTGAAAATGCAGGTTCAGGTTCTAGTATTACACAAATAGGTAGAGCAAAATCAAAAGGCTTTGAATATTCATCTGGTACTGCTTCATCAAATATATTTGCAAGTTCAAGTTTAACAAGTGCTGTTTACAAACACTATCTTTTTGACTTTGTATTATTTTCTCATTTAAATATTAGAACATCACAAGGATTTACAACAGGTGAAGTTGTAACAGGTGGTACTTCAGGTGCAACTGGTGTTGTTCAAAGTATTTCAACTGATACAGACGAAACAATTAGTGGCGCAACAGCAGCTGATCCTGTAGTTATCACAGCAACAGGTCATACATTAAAAGAAGGACAACAAGTTACTATTTCAGGTGTTTCTGGTATGACAGAATTAAATGGCAATGTTTACACAGTTAGAAATCCAGGCACAAATGACTTTCAATTATATGACACAGATGGTACAACTTCAATTGACGGTTCTGGCTTTAGTGCATATTCTTCAGGTGGTGTAGCAGGTCACGGTGTTGTAGTAATATCAAATGTTAAGGGAGAATTTGTAGCAGGAGAAACAATTACAGGTGGCACTTCTTCAAGTACAGCAGTTATTCAATCAGACGCAGTTGGTTTAAAAGGTGTTACTAACTTTGATATTGTTGATTTAAAACAAATAGGACAACCAGGTGGTGGTGATAGTGTAACTTATACTGCTGATGTATCATTAGATAGTACAAATGGAGTTAACACACAAATTACAGGAACAATAGACATAGGTTCAGGTTCTGCTGATGTTCAAGGTATTAGTACAAGATTTACGGAAGACTTAAAAGTAGGTGACTCTATTTCATTTACAAATGATAGTGGTAATACCGAAACAAAAATAGTGGAAGCAATTATATCAGATACGAGTTTAACTTTATCAACAGTATCAGCAGCTGCTTCAACTAAAACAATTGTTACAAGAAGAAGAACTAAAATTCAATCACCTGAAAAAAATATTTCTATATTTAAATTACCTTATCAAAATATTAAAACTTTAAAAACTACTTCAAATTCAGGTTTATCTGACACTAATTTTTCAGTAAGACGACAGTTTACAGATACATTATCATCCGAGGGTATTGCTACAATAACTGCCGGTACAAATGAAACTTTTGTTGGTTTAAGTGAAAAAGATTTTTATGTTACAATCACAGCGACAGGTTCGGGTGGTACAGGTGCTGTTGGTGATGTTTTATCATTAACAGGAAATAACCACGAAGGTGATGATATCTTTACAAGATCAGGTTCACCTACAGGTAAAACATTAGAATTAGATTTTGGCGCTAACTATGCCGGACACGATATAAAAATTTTAGCAACAGTAAGTAGATCAGTTGCAAATTCAAAATCAAAAACATTAAACGAAGACCAAACCGTTGCTATATCAGATCAAACTACAATTGAAAGTGGTACTATTGGTTTAGGTAAGGCAGATGTTTATGTATTAAATAGAGTTTATATGTCTGCTGACTTTTCAACAAATGCAACAACAAGTGATACAGATATAACAAGCAGATTTAATTTAGATTCAGGTCAAAGAGATAATTTCTATGACATTGGTAGAATTGTATTAAAAGATGGCGAATTAGCACCTACAGGTAGATTACTAATTGACTTTGATTATTTCTCACACGGTTCTGGAGATTACTTTGATGTTGACTCTTATTCAGGTGTTATTAATTATGAAGATATTCCAAGTTACACTTCAGTAACTACAGGAGAAGTTTATCAATTAAGAGATGTTTTAGATTTTAGACCACGTGTTGATGACGCAAGTACAATTAATTCAGGTAATCAGGATAGAAGTTTTGATGGTACTGGTGCTTCGACAGTAGATGTGGTAAAATTTGAAACAGATGTAACAGCAGACTTTGAATATTATTTACAAAGAGTAGATAAAATCTTTTTAGATAAAGAAGGTAATTTCAAAGTATTAAAAGGTTCAAGTGCAAATACACCAGATATTCCTGGTAAGTTAGATAACGCAATGCACCTATACACATTATTTTTACCTGCTTACACATTGGATATTGCTGATGTGGGTATCGAAGCAGTTGATAATCGAAGATATACAATGAGAGATATTGGTAGATTAGAAAAGAGAATTGAAAACGTTGAATACTATACTCAACTTTCACTATTAGAACAATCAGCACAATCTTTACAAATACAAGACGCTGACGGTTTTGATAGATTTAAAAACGGATTTATAGTAGATAATTTTACAGGTCACAATATTGGTGACGCCGGTAATACAGATTATAAGGTTGCTATCGATTATGCTAAAGGTGAAATGCGTCCTACTTTTAGTGAAGACGCTATCTCATTAATAGAAAGAGATGATGATGGTACAGCAATTGTAGCTGCAGATAGAACAGATTCAAATTATCAAAAGACGGGTGATTTAATAACACTGCCATACACAGAATCAACTTTAATAGATCAACCTTATGCAAGTAAAACTGTTAATGTAAACCCATTTGGTATATTTACATTTATTGGTTCTATTAAATTAACACCACCAAGTGATGAATGGAAAGAAACTGAGAGAGCGCCTGACCTAGTAATTAATAATGATGATGGAAGTTGGGATACTTTAGTTAAAGAATCTGGTAATCCAAACTTACAATCAGTAGAATTAGGTACTATTTGGAATGAATGGCAAAATCATTGGACAGGTGTTTCATCAACTAACTCAACTGAAACATATAGAAGAAGAGCTGGTCACGGTTGGGCAGTTATGCAACGTGATATTCAAACTACAACTAGAACAGGTACAAGAACACGTACAGGTATTAGACAAGTATTAGTTCCTAAAACTATTACTCAAAACGTAGGTGATAAAGTTTTATCTATTGCATTTGCACCATTTATTAGAAGTAGAACATTAACATTTGAAGCTACAAGATTAAAACCAAATACAAGAGTTTATCCTTTCTTTGATAATGAAGACATATCTTCTTATGTAACACCAGACAGTGGTTCACTAGGTGGTAATTTAGTAACAGACGCTAACGGTGCTGTTTCAGGTACTTTTGCAATACCTGATCCTAAAGTAGATTCTAATCCTAGATGGAGAACAGGTGAAAAAGTTTTTAGACTTACAAGTTCATCAACAAACGATTTAACAGAAGCACCAGATACAGCTGCTAATACAGAATATTCAGCAAGAGGTACAATTGAAACTGTACAAAATACAATTATTTCTACGAGAACAGCAGGTGTAGAATTTAGAGCAACAAATGAAACAGAAAATGTTGTACAAACAAGTATTCAAAGAGGAGCTGCTAGACAAGTAGGTTACCACGATCCTTTAGCTGAAACATTTATGATTGATGATGAAGGTGGTGTATTCTTAACATCTATTGATATTTACTTTAGTTCTAAAGATGATAATATTCCTGTAACCTTACAAGTTAGAAATACAGTCAATGGTTATCCTGGACAAAAGATATTACCTTTCTCAGAGGTAACATTAAATCCTAGTTCAATAAACACAAGTACAGACGGAACAACAGCAACAACATTTACTTTTGAAAGTCCAGTTTACGTACAAGAGAATACTGAATATGCTTTTGTTCTTATGGCAAATACACAAGAATATAACGTTTATGTTGCTAGAATGGGACAAACAGCTTTAAATTCTGATAGAACAATATCAGCACAACCATATGCTGGTGTATTCTTTAAATCTCAAAACGGTGTAACTTGGACTGCCGATCAAAACGAAGATATTAAATTTAAAATTAAAAGAGCAGAATTTAGCAATGTTACAGGTACAGTTACTTTAACAAATGATACTTTACCTACAAGAACATTAAAAAATAATCCTTTAAGAACAACAAATAGTTCAGGTGTTATTAGAGTTTTCCATCCAAACCACGGTATGCACGGTACATCAAACAATGTTACAATTTCTGGTGTTGCTTCAGGCACTTACAATGGTATTTCACACTCTGATATTAACGGAACATATACAAGTATTTCAAATGTAACTTTAGACAGTTACGATATTACTACAAGTGGTACTGCTACAGCAACTGGTGATGTTGGTGGTACAACAGTAGTTGCAACACAAAATAGAACATTTGATGTTTTAAATTTATCAGGTGTACAAACAATGCAATTACCTGGAACAAATGTAAATTATTATGTAAGACCTACAACTGGTCAATCAATCCACGGATCAGAATCAGAATTTAGTTTAACTTCTAACACAAATAAAATTGGTGTAGTAAAAGATGATAATATTTACTTTACATCACCTCAAGCAGTTATGAGTGAAATAAATGAAACAAATGAAATGTCAGGTAACAAATCATTCTGGACTATTTTAGAATTTTCAACAACTAATACTAAATTATCGCCTGTATTAGATACTCAAAGAATGAGTGCATTTACAATTACAAACAGATTAAATAATCCTACTACGGGTAATACTCCAGATTTTGTTGATGATATTGCTTCTACAGGAACATCAACAGCAGCTGTGTATTGTACAAAGTCTATAGCTTTAGAAAATTCATCTACATCTTTAGATGTTAGATTAACACAAAACGTAAGATCAAGTTCAAGTGTAAAAGTTTATTACAGAGTTTTAGGTGCTGAAGATGAACAAACAATTGATAATAAAAGTTGGATAGCATTTAATGGTGACGGTAGTGAAGACACAACTGTAACACCTGCTGAAGATGATACAACATTTAAAGAATACAAATATTCAGCTTCAGATATACACGACTTTACAACTTTTCAAATTAAAATTACATTGACTGGAGATGTATCATCATATCCACCTATTGTAAAAGATATGAGGGCTATAGCATTAGCAGTTTAAGATGGCAAAATTAAAAGTTGAAGGATTTACAAATTTAGTTAGAGATTTAAGTTCTTCAGCAATTGTAAATACAAATCAAAGTGAATACTTGTCTTATATGCGTAAAGTAAGAGCAAGACAAGAACAGAGTGATGAAATAAGAAGTGCTGTCAAAGAGATAAATACTTTAAAGATGGAATTATATGAAATTAAAAATTTGTTAAAAGAGGTAATTAAAAAATAATGGCTATAAGATCAGTTGCATCAACAGATACTATCGAAACATTTAGAACAACGTTTAATACGTTGGGGACAGATGTGGGAGATTTAGGTAATTTAAATACCTCTGATACATCTAATATTGTGGCTGCTTTAAATGAAGTAAGATCACAAACAAGCTCATTTTTTGTTGTAGATGAAAGTTCTACTTCTACTGAAATAGAAACGGGTGAAACATTGGGTATTACAGGTGGTACAAACTTAACTACTACTATATCTGGTGATACTCTTAATATAACTTTAAATACAACAATTACTGGTCTAACAAGTGTTTCTGCTACTACACTTACAGACGGTACGGCCACAATGTCTGGTGGTACTATAAATGCAACGACTATTACAGAAAATTCAATACAAGTTGCAACAAAACCTTTTGCTATTGCTCAAGCGATTGCTTTAGGATAACATAAATAGAGGATATAAATAAAAATAATATTCTTCTAAAACAAGAAAATTTATAAATATAGTTATAAAAGTTTATAAATATTGATATAAATAGTATTAGAAGAGAAAGTTAAAGGAAAAAAATAATGGCTAACGATTTTAAAAGATTTACCGCATCCAGTTTATCAAACAACACCGGTGCTTCCGCTGATGCTGTTTATACTGTGCCTGCTGGTTCTGGTTCTTCGGCGCTAGAATCAATTGTAATAGGTATCACAATTGCAAACAAAACTACAAGTGATAGAACATTTGATTTGTTTTTAGATAACTACACAGGTTCAGATGACGTTTATTTAGCTAAAGGTGTTTCTATTCCAGCAAACACTACAGTTGAATTTATGCAAGGTAACAAAATTGTTCTCCAAAACAGCGGTTCAGCTGGCGATGTACTTAGAGCAAGTGCAGACGCTGGTTCAGCATTAGATGTTGCCGTTTCTGTTTTAGAGGATGTATAATAACAGTTTTAAGGGATAAAAATGAGATACTTACCAGGATTTAAAGTGCCGACAAGTGTTAATAGAAGAAACTTTACAGGCGACGGATCAACTACAGGATTTACAATCACAAGCGGTATGACGGTTGA